CTACCTTTATATTATATTCATATATAAACGATCTATATGATCCTGCATTTTCAACTGTCTCAATCTGAATACCAAAACCAAAAGTTGCATCATTAAATTGAGCAGCAGATATAGCCAAATTTCCCCATAGATCAGTCGAACTTCCAAAACTTACATTAGTAGGTACATTTGTATTTAAAGTTCCTGGATTTTTGGTAGTTCCAAAAATAATACCATTCAAAAACAAAGCTACATTTTCAATAATTCCAGTACCGCCATCTACATCACCAGCCCATTTTACAGTAGCCGTTATACCTTTAATGACGGCATTTGAAGGGACAGTCCCACCAAATTTTGTGCAAGTTACATAATCTGTAAGTATCCCTGGACCTACGGAACCAACAGTTCTAAAAGCTGTATCAAATTCATATTGAGCTGGGTTAAAAGTCAAATTTACATTATAATTAGTTCCATTAATAACAAGATCAACAGTCTGTGTTCCTGGCATTTGAGGTTGATTCTTGTTATATTTGAATACATCCAGCGCAACTAAACGACCATTAAGTTCATTTAGGTAAGAGGCTCCAAGATAGTCAGTCAGTATATTTAAACTGACATTATTATGTTGTAGAACATAAGGACAATTCTTGAAACTAAAAAAACATACCCCATTAATATTCTTATAGGCTAAAGTATTTAACTCCGGTGCAGTTAAGAGATTAGGTAGATTAATAGTCCCAACTAAAGTTCCAGTAGCAATATTTGGAAAATCTGGATAAGTGTGAACACTTAAAGTCTTAGATACCGTATCCCAAGATACTGTAAACAGAGCACCTAAAAGATCACCAATACCTATAATTATTGAGGTAACTGAGTAGGATATTTCATCACTTTGACTCTGAAAATTAATAGCCCTAAGTGAGTTATCAATATTAATTACATTAAAACTATTCTTAGTTATACTTCTAGGATCAATATAAGGATCAGGCGCACTACTATCTATGCCCATAAATGGAGCTTCTCGACCACCATAGGTAATCTCAAAACTGCCAGTTCGTTCATCAAATTGAAGTGCGCCCATAAAATTACTTGTTTCCTAGAATAAAATATAGAATACCAGACGACATTTGAGTAACTGTGATCGGACCTTCAACCCAATCAAGTTTACCTATAGCAATAGGTACTAAATCAGTTGAAGCTGTAAAGCTAAAAGTTCGACCTTTAGCATCTTGAAAAGATAAAGTATCACCTGCTGCTGCTGCATCTTGCCACCAAGCGTCTACAACTTTCATATTACAAGGTGGCCCAACTGATACAGGAAAAGTAGTTCCAGCAAAAGGAACTATAATCTGTCTTCCACCATCTGTTACTGCCATTGGAACACCTCTTAGTTAAAGTTAAAGCTAACACCTACAACTGCACCATAGAAATGAAGTGTTCCAGATGCACCAAGAGTTAGATTTACATTGAGTACAATTTCTGAACCATCATCTACATCCATAGCTGGATTAGCTACAGCCACTCGGGTTCTAGTAGCTTGCCCAGCAGTATTTGTAGCCGTAGGCAAACCATTAGCAGCTAGAGCAATAATATTAGTAACTACAGGAGCAGCTTTAGTACCAGCAGCAGGGAACTTTGTCTTAGTAAGTCCCATAGTTGCCGCCGCCAAAGCTGTGGTATCAACTTCATAAATAACATCTACCCAATTAATTTGAAGACCTTTAAGCAAAGGTCCATTTACCGGACCTTTAATAGTAGGTAGATTTGCGATAGTAATTGGAGGATGGCCTTGAGTAGCTAATGGGCCAGAAGTATTAGCTACAGCACTCGGCCCAGGTACAGGAGGCGGGCCAGTTGTACCAAAAGCTGTATATCCATTAGCAAACGAAGCATATACTCCAGTACGGAGCATTTCTTTAAGATTTGCAAAGAATTTAGCAGCATGAGAGGCTGTAGTTACATCAAGTGTAAAAAGTCCCGCTGCACTAGAAGTTGGCACGGCTGCCCCAGCACTAGTAATATCTACAAATTCTGACGCCCCTACAAAAATTTGCCCATCTGGTTGAGGTGTATCCTGTTCAAAGAGTCCTGCGGTTCTCATATTTCCTCCACCCAAGTATCAGTGCTTGGTCACGGTTATAGAGTTAGATTCCAATAACTACATCGTCTGCATCTGTAGTCGCATCAGGTTCTCTCAATTTAGGATCAGGAGCTAATTCTTCTGCACCATCGCTTAGGACTAAAGCTATTTCTACTTCTCGATCACCTATTAGTCTATTATCGTAGCATTCAGTACAAAGTAATTTTCCACGTTGCCATTGAAGTTCAACATCTATTAGTTTCTTTTTATCACACCGAGCACAATAAGCCCAAGGACCATCTTTTATATCCCTACGTCCTTTAGGTGCTCCGTCACTCATAAAAAACCTTTTTAAATTAATTATACTTAAACGAAGGAAAGGAGATTGAAAGGAGCAACCTAAAAATCTCCTTCCCTATCGAGAATCTCACCAAAATCTGAAGGGAAATTTGAATGAGATTCAACTTAAAATTAAGGTGCGTTTGTACCAAAAAGACCCTGCCAGCGCGGGCAATATGCAGACATACGCATACGAGTCTTTTGCTTAATAGCATCTGTATCAAAGTCATCATCAAAATCTGTAGATGGCTTTTCACGGTCAAAAACTGTAAGACTATGATATCTTTTATCTGTAGCCAAGAACCAAGCTCCACCGGAGACAAGATAAGGCACAGACATAAATTGATAGTCTTCAGCAAGGATAGAGTTAATCTGGTTATCCGAACTATAAGGAACACCCGGAGAGCCCAAAATTTCCCGAGCAATAAAAATAAGTTCCGGAGGGATAATCAGATACTTGAACTTCTGATTCACCAGCATACCTTGGTTATCAATCATCCTATTAGAATAATTAGTAGCCAACTGAAGCCCAGCAACGCTAAGATCAATATCTACAGCCGGACGATTTGGAAAAGTTCCAGCAGCAGAAATAACGTTGTTAGCTCCAGGAGCAATGTTAGTTGCACCAACACCGCCCAATAGATTATGCTGATTATAGAACAAAGGATTACCATCAAACGTAGTAATGTTTGAAGAAAATCCCTGATTCAGAATATTCCAAGCAATTACCTCTTGAGTAAAACGAGTACTACGAGCAAGTGCCCGTGGTCCCATCTTAATCAAGCCATACTTATCATCATCCCAAAGTTCGCGCGAAGTACGAACACCAAGCGAATAAGTAAGATGAATTGCTCTTTTAGAACCGCCTTGAATCATATCATTATAAGCGGTGCTAGAATTTTCCGGCTTTTCTTGCAATGGCCCAAGAGCTGCCATTTCCAAGTCCTGTTCATATTCCGAATCAGATGTTTCTACATTAAAAAGCGAAGGATACATCTTTTCCTTCTGCTCATAAATAGTAGCATCATCATAAATCTTCCTAAGTCCAGGAGCCATAAGCTGCGCGAACATTCCACGAACCTGACTCATTTTAACTCCTCAACTGCTAAATTTTGGCCCCGAAGGGGTTAATTGCCCTGAAACTTAGAAGATTTACTGCTGATTTTGACGTGCAGCAATAGCGATTACGAAACGAACTCTAGCATTTGGAATAGAACCATCTACGGGACTAAGACCTACAATTTGCACAGAGGTATTAGTATTCTGCGTGTTCTTACCAAGATCAACATAGGCATAGCCATTTGCATCAAAGGTAAGACCGTAGAACTTAAATACGTTTGCCTGTGTAGGAGTATAATCCGCAGGTACAGTACCATTTGAATTATCAACCATACCTTCAAAAATGGTATCCGACGCAGCCATATTTACCAAAGTCCGCCCATCTGTGATCGGCGTACCTTCAGCAATATTTACTGCATTTGGTTGATTAGGTACAGAACCCCAAGTTTGAATAGCTCCCGGAGGTCCAATTTGACCAAACGGAGCAGGAGCACCTTTACCCGCTGTAGCTAGGTTGGAACCCATAATATTTGAAATTCCAATGATACCGTTATTATAGGTAGCACCATCCCATTTCTTAACATTACCATTCGCATCAATTTGAACTGGAACGCCAGCCAAAAATGTCTGCGCGGCTGCTTCAGGAATTGCTTCCGTTTCCGGCGTATTTCCACTAACGGTAATCAAAGGAATGATAGGAATATGAGTTGTAAGATTTGGACCGGCCATGTTTTACTATCCTTTTAGTTAATTGCCAAAAATCAAGAAACTTAAATCTAAATTGAATAAACTTCTATCTTATTTTCAGATGCATACTTTTGATAATCGCGTCCATAAGATTGATGCGTATCTGGATCAATCTCTTTCTGTAGAACATTTTGTGCAACCATTTTACCAACTTCTTGAGCTTTCTTCTGATTAACTACAGCAATTGCCCGAAGATGATTTGCTCGAAGTGCTCCAAAATATTTCTGTTTAGGAATCTTCATAGCTATTACGTCATTATAACGGAAGTGACCATTTTCATCTTCTTCCAAATCCATCATCAAAGTGCCATCTTCTAAATCTTGTAAAGTAACAAAAGTAAATCCAGCTGCTTTACGTTTTCCCATATTCATAGCATTGATATTTACCCAACGACCAATATAGTTAGGGTCTTTAAGTTTAATCAAAGTTGAATCTGGTAGATCATGAACAATAGCTTCGATAGGGACATTTAGATCAAAAACATCAGATTCTTTAATCTTTGTAAAGTCAACTACTTTAGCATTTGCTTTTGCAACTCTAACTCCATTTTCACCTGCGCGAAGTTTAACTAGTTCCTGCTCAAGATTTTTAATCCTTTGACTTAGATTAAAATCAGGATCAGCCGTCTGTTGTTGAAATACTTCAGGCTCAGTTTTAGCTGTCTTTATAGGTACTTTAATTTTAAAAGGGGCAGCAGTTTTAGCTTCTCCAACCTGTTGTTTCTGTTCTTCCTGTTGAAATTCTTTCTCAAGATTAAGAAGAGTATCAATCTTCTCATTACTAAGAATAGTCTCGCCTTCTTTAAAATTTTCTTGGTTAGACATAGCTCAACTCCTTCTTAGATTTTGCATAATCTTCTTCTTTAAGTCCAAAAACTTTTGCTGCTTTCTTTTCTGCATCGTTCAAAACTATAGTTCCATCACTGTCTTTTTTCTCTGTATTTGATCCTGAACCCGAACTAGAAACAGCAGAAGTTCTAGATTTAATTTTTCCTTCTTTAATTTCTGCTTGATGCCGTCCTGTAGCTACATAATAACAATTTTCAATCGCCGCAGGGTTAGCTCTTTGAGCAAGTGGTAGAGAAGCCACATGAGTTTCAATTTCTTTTTTAATAGTTGGATCAGTTGCATACTCAAACCTGTCTGGATCATTTTCAAAGAGTTCTTTCATCTGAAGCCGAGCAGCGGTATTGATCTGAGTTTCTACAAGAGGATTCATTGCCTCACTCAAAAGCCGTCTTGTAGCACTAGCAGGGTCAGTCAAAAACTCTTCTTCAAGTTCAGTATCAGTTTGAGCTTTGTGCTCATTTGCTTTCTTAGTAGCTTCTGCTCTTGTAGCTTTTTCTTTTTCAGCTTTCTGCTCTTTGATATAGTCTGAAATAGCATCAAGACTTTTTAGCTTTTCATCCATTGAGTTAAAACGAGTATCAAAGCCATCAAGCTTATCAAGTTTTTCTTTTACCTCTTTTGGCTTTAACTCAAACTTATCATCATCCTTATCATCGTCTTTCTTATCAGGTTCCTTTTCTGACTGCCACCATTTTCCCATGTTAAATACTCCTTGTTGTTGCTCCTTTTAGATTTTACTACTCTCGTAACTTATACTGCTTTAACTGTTCTGGAAGTCCTATAAGATCATTTAATATATGATTTTCACCCTGTATCTTAGCAATCTTATTTAGATCATCCAGTTTTGATGTTTCTAAAGTTTCCCTATTAGCTAACCGCTGGGCTTGTAGGTATAGGACTATTGCCTGCCCCGCTTCCGATTGGTATAATTGCTCCACTGCTCCTTTGAGGCGCACCAATCTGACTATTGCCTCTCCCGTTGTTTCCATTACGTTGCTCCTTTAGAACTGCTGGTACAGGTATAAGACGACTGATGTCATCCTTCCCAAAGCTAAGTAAAATATCCTTCATCAAAGCATCTTTGGCCCGGAGAATTTCCATATAGTATTGAATAAGTTCCGGCGACGCACCTTGAGTTGCAATGGCTTGAATGATCTGAGCATTGCTCATATAAAGTCGCTCTAGCGTGGCTGAAAGTAGAATACCATTTTGCTTTTCAAGTTCTCTATTTGCTGAAGCTGTAGCTGCTCGAATACCAAGACCAAGCTGGCCATTCTTATATAAATTTAGCCCCTGAGCTATAGCATCAGAATTTAATCCCCATTGGCGAAGTCTAGTTCCGACTCCAAAATGAGAATAGATTTCTAAAAGCTTCCGTCCCATTCGTACATGAGCTGATCGCATATCATTCATGCGTAGGTTATTTCTATTGTTTTGCTGTTGCATTACAATCGCTGTACCTTGCGCCGAATAGATTCCGCGTTTAGCATTAACGATTCCGCCGCCTGCTCCACCAATAGCAGGATCAACTCCACTACGTTCCTTAGCCAAAGCAAGAGCAAGTTGTTCTTCATCTGTACCTACTACTAGAGACTGAGTTCCAAACTGTAACGGTTCAATTTCTCCTTCGTCCGCAGGTATAAGTAGGCCAGGAAAAAGTTGAACTATTGAAGATAGTTTTGAATTTTTATTAATTCGTCCAATTCCTGTCATCGCAAAGTCTTTAGCATTGCGACGCCAGTTATGCATTTTGGAAATTTCTTCTTGATAGGCCCAGAGCATCTCACAAAAGCCGAAGCCAAAATAGTTATCATCATCATAGGCCAGCTTCGCATCCTCAAATGGACACATGTTGTTTGGATAAATATTAAAAATAGTCCCTAAGTGAGTTTGTGTGTGCCTATGATAGTAAGATATAAGGCTGTAATTCTCTTTATTATGATGAAATCTATGCCAGCACTCAAATATATCCCATTCAGCCGCACATTCACTGCCGGTTCCTGTATTTGGCTCCCTAGTTTCATTAGCCGCAGCCCTAAATTCGCTCGGACCATCTCTATCAGGAGTTTTTAAAATACTTTGAACTGCCTCTGTATCATAAATTTCAGGGTGTTCTAACATCAAGAGCACTTGTTCTTTATGTTTTGGGATAATATGATAAATAAAGTCCGAATTTTGAAGATTTGAGAAGCGAGAATCAATTCCAAAAAGATCCAAAGGTACTGATTCAGGATGTGGGCCATCTTTTTTAACTATAGTATTGAAATTTTGCTTTGATCCAGCATTTGCTGCGCCATCAATAGATGTAGGCTGCTTCTCAGCTAGATATTCATAGGGAAATTTAACAATTCCAGTACCATATCGAATGGTATTTGAGAAAAATGTCTCTTCAACTCTAAATAAATCTAACTCCGTCGGTTCAAAAGCCATTTTATCCATAAATTGTTCAATAGCTTCTTTATACTCTGGGCCTTTCTGATCCTCAGTTTCAGCATAAAGTTCAGCTCTATAGATA